TTAAATTTCCACTTGCCATTGCCCCTAGGATCTACTTCCCCTTTTTTGCCAAATACAGCTTTATCGTAAAAATCTTTCTTTTTCATAAACCCATAAATATAAGCTGTAGTGTTTGACTCATTAACTCCAACAAAACAATAAAGATCGCATTTTTGTTTTGTATTATAATCAGAAACATTTAAATTCCAGTTTTCGTTAGGGGCAAATTGATCTGAAAATTTTTTAGTTTTTATATCTACTTTATAGTTTTCTATAACAGTATCATAATCGTAGGTGTTTTCGCCTTTGCCACCGTACGCATCTTTCACAATAATTTCACCAACAGCTCCAGCAAGATTGCCTTTGCCTTTGGTAATGCTGTTATTTAATTCCTTAAAATCAAAAAGACTTTTAGCTCTGCGTAGTTGGGATTTTGTTATAGTATATTTTTTCATTTTAAATGCTTTGGGCAACCTTCATAATATTTAATTTCGTGACTGCCACCTTCTGGAACCATATCTTTCTTAAAGTCTTCTTGAAAACAAGAAGAGTGAAACTCTCCATCTTTATCTAAAATCTTTACGTGCCAAAAGTCAAACTTATAAGGACAATGCCACATCAGCGATCCGTCTTTCTTTAGCTGCCCTTTTTCTGTAGCGAACCCGCATTGCAGTTTACCACCAAAAGAACCGTCTTCTGGAAAACCTTTATCTATAGCAAAATTTGATACAGCATCTTTTTTATCAAAGTTTTCTAGATAATCTTGAATTGATGCAAGCTGTAACTCGAAACCTTCTAGGTCGTCTTCATCAATTGGCTTCATTTTCATCAAGCCGTCTTTTTTTAAATTAAATTTTAAAAACAAAAATTCAGAAGTTCTATTTACATATTCTGGAAAAAGAGTTTTGACCGCAAGAGAATACATATAATCTTGAAGGTTGTCTTCTTTTTCTTTTCCTTCAAACATTTTCTTACTAGTCTTGTAGTCGCGAATAATCGCAATCTTTTTATCTTTATACAGAAACAGTTGATCAATAAATCCACGAATGTGATAACCATTTTGTTCTATGTCAAAATCTAACTCAGCATGAGCTTCGTCTGGTATGCCTAAATCTTCTCCATGAAAGTTACAATTAAGACCGTTAAGAATCATCTCCTTAATAAGATTCATATTGTCATCGTCGGTAACCCCAAGCTCTGAAGCGTCCGACATGATTAAATCTTTTAACGCTTTAGATGCAAAGGGATCTTTAGATTTTATAATTTTATTAAAGTGTGTTTTTGTTTTTTGTTTGGATAAAAATTCAAATGCGTTGTGGCAAACTGTTCCCCGACGCGCTCCGTCATTGTTTGCGTCTGGTAAATTTTGCTTATACTTGTTCCAGTATATCCAACTACAAGCTTGTGCAGTTTTTATGCGACTAGCTGATAGTTTAACTTGCATTTATTTTTAAAATTTTAATTAATTTTTTGCAGTGCACATTTTTCTTAAGTTGATCATTTTGATTTATTTGTTTTAAAATATATTCTTGAAATTTTTGATCACCCATGCACCACTTATCTTTTCGTTGATACCATTGTTTAAAATTATTTAGCATACCAGTATCGCGCTCTAACATCTCCCCAAAATCGTTATTTACGGGAGGATTAATTTTTATTAAGGAAAGATCAAATACAGTCGATAGCTTAGAAGCAATCTTAACCGAAGCTAAAGCTCCAGAGTTTACTTCTTTTGTTTTATCATTATTTGTTGAAATAATAATACGTTCTAAGTTAAACGCATTTAAGTATGAAATCATTTTATTGGAAATATCTAATCCAGCGAGCATTAATACATTTTTAAAACCAGCTTCATAAAGAGCCATGCAGTCGCCAATACTTTCTACTAAAATAACTTCTCCAGATTTATCTATATATTCATGAGCAAGATGATTTGGATAAACCCAATTTGTTTTGCGACCCATATGTTTCCATTTGGGAATATTGTCTCCTTCTATCACTGTCCTACCAGAGAATCCGTGTATTTGGTTATCTAAATCATAAATAGGAAAAACTATACGCCTATACATTTTACCACCGCCAGCATAACCACATTGAAATATTTTTTGTGTTCCTTCTGATATTCCCCTCTTTTCATAGAATGTTCTCATTGGCAAAAGTTTATCTAAATATGAAATTGGATATATTTTTTCCATTTCTATCTTTTCTTCTTTGGGTTTATTTACAATATATGTTTCTTGGGTATCTGGATAATATTGCTTTAATACTTTAAAATCTTCTGTTTTAAGTGTTTCCTTAACTAATGCCGTAAATGGCTTGGCTTGATTGTCTAAGCCGAAATCTTTCCAAACCCCACTATCTTTATATATTATAAGAGAAGTATTTGTTTTTCCATTCCTATAAATGGCTCTACTGCGCCAATGATTACCGCAGTCTTGTAGGTTATATCCCAGCTTCTCTAAGGATTGTTGATATGAATTCATTATAGGTCCTCAAAAGATGGAAGGGTTTGTGTTTCTGTAGAGATTAAATCTCCTCCAGTATTTCTAAATGTAACGATATCTCTTAAATCTCCATGCTCGGTTATATTAAAATTTTTAAACTCTAAATTAATAAAGTTTTTTCTAAGGTTATCATCTACTTGAACTGGTTCACAGGCACCAGCAATATCTCGACCTAAGTGTCTAGCTTTAACATTAATTAATTTATGCGTCCCGAACTGATTACCCTCTTCTGCAATTTCATCATTTGTTTTTGATCTTAATATAAACATGTGAGAACAAAACTGCGTGATGCGGTCAGATAAAGAAACTATAGATTCGTCATCTATAATATTTTGAGCATTTCGATTCGTAGTGATACCGCTACGGTTTGATTGAACAGAGGTTATCATTGGAACAACTGGAGATCCGTCTTCTACTATTTCTTTTTGAATACATTTTTTAAACTTATCAACCATTTCTCCAACAAGCTGCCATTCATTTTTATTTCCAGTAATCCCATCAGATGATGTTTTAATATAATCAAAAGAAAAAACCATATTGTTGCCGCGTCCTACTTTTGAGTAATAAAATCTTTTTAAAGTATTTATCATAGAATCAACGTCCATACCGCCGACATTGTAGTAATAAAATTTAAGTTTCTTAACCTTAGACCAAACCGAACGAACTTTATCTACTGTATTTTGACCAGCTTGTCTCCATTTTCCACTTTCTAATAGATAAGCTGGAACGCCAGATAAAGCGGCACACTGACGAATAATTAGCTCCTCTTTGCTCATTTCTCCATTATCAAAATGTAATACTGGAACATTGTATTGAGAAGAAACTTTTGTGGCGTAGTCCATACAAAACTGAGTTTTACCTACACCAGACCTAGCTACGATAACGGTTATATTTCCTGGCCTCAACAAAGAGCCATAAATATCATTTATCTTTTCATGAGGCCCCATCATTCCAAACTCGTCGACTGGATTATTGCCGCGCTCTTCTATAAAACTTTCCATTTCTTCGTAGATGTTTTGAGGAATATCATCGCCCACTTCGAATAAATTAATTTTTTCATTATATATCTGATCTGCAGATTCTATAATATTTAAATAAGAAACATCTGGAGATATGTTTTTCATAGAGTCGGCAATTTTTTGAGCCGTCTTACCTATCTCCCTTCTGACGCTATACTTTTTTAATTCTTTAATAGATGATTCAACCTTTTCTTTAGAATATATTTTTCGCATTGATAAAGATCTAACATAATCAATAAGAGAAATATCTTCTTCAAATTTAATTCCAAGGTCTTTTATTCTTTGAACTAAAACAATTTCATCAATAGATTCGTCTTGTTGGCAAGCTTTTTTTAAAACCGCAAAAAGGGTTCTATGCAAAAGAGACCCATCATGAAAATCAGATTCGCTAATAAGATGTATGAAGCTGACTAATGATTTTGGTTTTTGTATAAAGGCCGCTAGTACTTGTTTTTCTATCTCTAGACTATATATCATTTAACCCATGATACATAGACGATTTAATTTGTCAAGTTTATTAATCCTCTGGCTCAACTTCCATTCCGTTTCCAACCTGTTCAGCTATATATCCTTCTAAACATCTCATAAGTCCAGCTTCTGTAATTTGAGTATCACAGCTAGAATATATTACTGGGGTTCCGTCTTCCCCACAATAAGCTATTATATAACCTTTATATGCATTTTTGGAGCCAGTTAGTTCATATAATTGATTAGTCAGCTTTTCGGGCAACATGAATTTTTTAAATTTTGGTTCCGCCATAATATCATTTACACCTACCCTAAAAGCTTTTCGAAATATTCTTGAGATAATTCGTCATCTGGATAAATTTCTATTAATTTTATGTTATTTAGCTCACAAAACTCTATTTTTTTGTTATCTCTTCTTATTTGACGAACAAAGTTTGCCCTGGTCTTATGAAAATGCTTAACAAACTTAAGATGTTGAGCACCTTGAACCTCTATTGCTATTTTTTTATTATGATTGTAAAAATCTAAAGAAAGTTGAGTCCCAACGACTTTAAATTCTTCATATACGGCATCATATTTCCAATATTTATATAAATATTTTCTAACTTCTGCTTGAAATTTACTACGGCATTTTCCGTTCCACTTTATTTTGTATTTATGTGGATTTCTAAGAGGTTTTTCTTTACCGTATAGAGTTTTAAAGTTCACCAATATTGGATTTAAAATAATTTATTAAAAATGTAGATAGGGCTTCATTTTCTTCTATCATTTTAAATAGATTAGCCTCTCCTTGAACTTTTTCTGGTAAATCTTGTACAACATCAACCACAAGTTCTTTAAGCTCTTCTCCAATAGTAATCCAAGCGCCTTTTTTGGTGACAAACTCCCACATATACAATAGATCGACAAGCTCCTTCTCTACCCAAACGGACTTGCCTCCAGTTCTACCATATCTAATAGGATATGGAATAGTATTGTTTGTCTTTTCATTTGGAGATTTCTTAATTGTAGCTTTAGCCCAATGCCCAATTATAGGATTAGTCTTGGGGTCTGGTTGTTTTTTCGCTGGGTCTTGTAAAATCATATCAGACTTAAATCGAGGCTCAAATTCAATAATGTAGTTTGCAAAGTGCAAGAGTGCGTTACCACCTGTTGCTGACGTCTGACGTATCGGAGCCTTTGAGTAGGGGTCTAACTTGATGTCTGCCCTCACTTGGCTA